ATGTCCTACCCCTTCTGCAATAAATGCGCCAGGCGTAGATCAGGGTACAATAGTGCCACAAACGTACACAGTAGATCGCGGTACCCTCCTATTGGAGTATGGCCAGTTTCTTAATATGAATAAGGTTATTGCAACCTTTAATCTTGGACCAATGCCAAACGATTGGAGCTTGTGGCTCTTTGATCAAACCCTAAATGACTGGGTCGAAATCAATAATCCAACCATCGACGATATCACTGGAAAGGCTGAAATTTGGTGGAATGGTAGTGCATGGGTAGAAGAGCAGCAGCTTGATGAAAACGTATACCGTCACATTTCAAAGATCAAGCTTGAGGTACGTGCTTTAGCAGAGCCAAATAAGCGCTTGCAGGTTGTAGAGGTTTCCGGCCGACGTGAAATTGAGCTTACTGACCGTACTGAAGAGTATGCAATTAATGCTTCCATGGATTCACAGGATTTCATTTTTCCTGTTGGTAAGATGTCAGCAAATGACGGAAGTATTACATTTAATAACACTGACCTAAAAATGAACCACCAGGATTCAGCTTCTGATTTCTATGGAGCTTTAGTTGGTTGGTGCCAATACCGCACCTACGTACAATATGATCTCACTCCTTGGGGCGGAACAAACGAATACAACATTAGAACATCTACAATGTATGCCAACGACTACCAGCAAAACAATGAATGGCAATATACGGTAGAGCTATTTGATGTTCTCAAGATTTTGCAGACAATTGATTGTCCAGCTTTTCTTATCGAGAACCAATCACTTGCACGTGTTATTGCAACCTTGCTTGATATGGTTGGTGTTGATACCTATAGTTTTGAATTTGAGGACTGGGATAAGACAAATACTGTTAAATACTTTTGGTCGGACGGTACCGAAAAAGTATTCGATGTTCTTTCAAAACTTGTGCAGTCATTCCAGGCCGCGCTCTTTGTAGATGAAGATGGCATTATTAGATTGATCACCAGAAACGAATACACTCCTGTAGACGGAGAAGAAACCGTTTGGACTTTCCGAGGTGCCAAGGAAGGTCTAGATCTTCCGGACATCATCAAGCTCGATAAGAAGTACTCGTTGCAAGTAAACAAGGTCAATGTCAAATACACGAAGCGCCAGGTAAAGGTAGATGACCTTGATCTTACCCAGCAGCCATTAACCTCGACAGTATGGGAAGGTTCTGACGCAATTGTTTTGCGTGGTGCCCCATTGGTTAGATCACTTTTGGCCGAAGATCTATCAGCTATTCCATATCGTGTTAGGGACGGGTTTGGTACATACACTCCAAATAACTGCACTCTTACGCTTTCTACTGAAAAGGAATCACCCAACCTATTGTTGGGAAATCAAACTGGTAAGGTAGTGCCCATCGGTTCACCAACCAATATTCGTGTTGAATCAAACATGGTTAACACTTCTTCGGTTGGAAAAATGCATGCTGCCTGCTATGTTTACTTTAATTCTACAGTTTTCGATAATTTCTCAGCTGCAATAAATTGGTTTGATGAAGATAGGCAATATATGTCCACCAACTACAATTGGATTACTGTGCCTGGTGGTTCTTGGCAAAAAGTAGAAAATGTCTTTAGTGTTCCGCCAGGAGCAAAGTATTGTACTCTTTTGCCAATTTTGCGCAATGTCATTCAAACATTCTATCTTGATCTTACTCAACTTCATCCAGATGGATTTGAAGACAATTGGGATATTTGGGTAAGTTCTTCACGTGCTGAAACATGGCCATATTCTGGCAAGGTAAATATTGATGGCGAAATTATTGAATATAACGGAAAGTCATATAACTGGTGGGACTTTACAAGCGGTTATCCAACATACATGGAGGCTATGGTATACAATGATGATGAAAAGAAGGCTTATGATCGAAAGAGCTACTTGTCCTGGAAGGCAGCAAGTCAAGATCCTTTAAATCCAATCATCGGTGGCGTAAGTACTGACCCTGTTAAACAGAATCACTTTGTTGGTCGCTTGCGTCCAAAAACACGTGATGCTGATCAAACTGGTCAGCGCAGGTTTCATCCCCAAAACCAGGGACTAGGTTGGTATACCATGGACTTTTGGACAGGCCGATCAAATTCATGGGGATTCCCAGGTAAATACTTTACACCAGGAGGCAACCAATATAATATTGATGATCTTAAGGACTGGAATAAGCGAGTCAACTGGACTGAATGCCAGGGTCGTGTGAGTGTTAATGACAGCATTGTCACTATTGATAATGCTACAAACAATAGCGCGCCAGATCATGCTACCCATGCCACTGTTCTAGTCAAGGATCATGGCGATACTGAATTCCGTGAAATTGGTACTCGATTTAGAATTCGCGGCGGTACAAAAGGTAGAATAGTAATTCCATTCTACATGACCAATGCTGTTGGCTACGATAATGTCAACCCTCCAATCAATGAAGTATTTTATGCTACACGCTGCTACCTACTTAACGTAGCTACTTCAGAATACTGTGATACTACAGATCGAAGAGTGCATGAGATTTCAATGCAGTATAAGGATGGAGATAATCTTTACAGAGTCTGGTCTGGTGAAATTGCGGGAAATACAGGAAGGGTTAAGATTGATGCCGATAAATGGTATGATCTTGAGTTTGTATTCAGAGATGGCCAAGGTGAAACGCTTGAAGGCGGCGGTTATTATGGAGCCAGATCTGCAATTGAAATCTACTTAGACGGTGCCTACATGGATACTTGGTATCCCGAGTTGGACCACAATATTAGGCCAACAAGCCTAATTGGTATAGGTGCAATGGACACTACAATTGTTGATTTTGAGTACATTTACGGATCAACAACAGGGAGTAGAGGTAGGTTTGTCTATCCAGATAGAATGTTTGAAGCCAATACCTTACAGCTCCCAGCGGGTACAAATGTTGAGCGTTCGATAGAGCTGCCAATTGGTCTTGACTGGCTAGGAGCAGGTGTATTAAGTTTTGCTACCTGCGGTTCAAATGCGACAATCTCTGATTTGCGTGTTCAGCAATATAATTCAAAGAATCAGGTAGTCTTGTCGGGGAATGCCGGGTTGACCTTGAAGACTGATCAGCGAATGACATTTGAACTAGATGACATTCTACCGCTTCACGGTATTCTTAAAATTAAATACACATCGTCCAATCCTATTTCACTGTGTATGGAATTCTGTACTTCAAGAGTATTCCACTACGGCGTAGATAATGAGCCGGTTCCTCCTACCGAAAGCTTCTACGATATGGTTAAGAATGGCTATTTCTCAAGCAGATTTGAGGGTAGACTATATATTCCACATAAATACTCTGGTACCCAATACTCAACAGATGAAAGACCAACACCAATTTCTTTGAGTTACTTTTACGAAGATTTTGGTTCAATTGTTCACGAAATTCGTGACTTCAATGTTGATTTGGATAATGCACCAGCTAAGGGCATTTCAGTTTACAGCTCTAACCAGCATTCAAAGGTCATTGATTTTACATATAATCCAGTTAAGGGAATCTTTACGCTGGTTAATACATCCCACCGCGATGAGATCATTAATGGAACCGAGCAAATCGACGAATCTAATAGTATTGACCAGGCATTACTTTTGTATGGTTATATATTGGAGGATAAGGGCGAAGCAACCGAAACCGTAACTAATGATCTTAGTATTCTACGTCACGGTATCATTGCACAGGATCTGGATTCAGACTGGATCTTCTCCAAGGAAGAAGCACTGTCATTAGGTAAGTGGATTACTGATCACTGGGCAGATTCCATGGATGTCATCCTGTTGGACACATTCTGTAGTACATTTATTCAGATCGGTGACAAGGTAAATATTTACTACCCGAATGCCAACATTGATGAATCCTGGATGTTTGTTGTAACTGACAAATCTACAGTGTTTGGAGCAAATGGCTTAACCACCAGTGTCACTGTACGTAGAGTGCGCTGATCTTTTAGTTCTGCTATAATCAAAACAATGGAACAGATTCGTGCTACCCAAATTATCCCGGTCAGAGAGCTAAGTCAAAATCCATTTGTAGCTCCACCAAAGGATCTAGAGTTAAATACTAAGGAGTCTAATGGCACTGTAGTGCCAAAAGCCTCTATTAGTGTGCCAATAAATACTGGAATTGATTATGATCCAGTACTAAACCCTGGTGGACTAAGCTATGGTGATGGACTAAATGACGCAGCTCAGCCACCAGCAGTGCCGCATATTATTGGCATTAAAGAACAGATAGTAAACATGCATGATGATGGAACTTCAACAATTGATCTAGTTCTGAAGATTGAAGATATTCCAGGTGTTACCGAATACGACATAAGGATTGCTAAAGATAATGGCAACCTTTAAAAAGTGTAAGAAGTGTAATTTAGAAAAAGATAAAGAAGAATTTAGCAAGATGCGTACCAGTAAGGACGGTCTTTTTCCTAATTGCAAAGAATGCACTAGCAGATATATGGCTAAGTATTATGAAAATAACAAAGAGAAGCAAAAACTAAGTGGAATAGATTTTCGAAAAAGTAATCCATCATATCGTTCTGATTACTATCTAAAAAATAAAGAAACGAATATTGATAAAAATATTGAGTGGCGCAGGAACAATAAAGATAAAGCCAATGCCATGACTCGTAAGCGCCGAGCCACAAAGTTAGATCAGCTTGGATTTATGCCGAAGGACCATGAACAAAGGATGCTCGATGTGTATGGCTCGAAATACTGTATGCGATGTAGTTCGGACAAAAACATACACATAGACCATATTATTCCAGTTTCAAAAGGCGGATTATGGTGTTTAAGTAACTTTCAATTTCTTTGTGAAGGATGTAACATTTCCAAGGGAAATAAGCATTCAACAGACTATAGAAACGAAGGTCAAAAATATGATATGTTAGTTTACATGTCATGGATGGAGAAGTGTATAAGGTGAATGTCAGGGGAACCTATAAGCTGACTACACAAAATGGAATTGTGGTCGCTAAAAATATAATTACTACTGCTGGCAAAGCCAGCATCCTTAACGCCGTCGCCGGTAAGTCTGTGGGTTTTGCTACATCTTTGGTGGCTGGAATTGGTGCCACTACTGCAACAGTCAATGATGCCGAATTAGAGTATGCAGTTGGTGGCAATGATGTCAATGCCGTAATCGCAGATCTTGTCAATGAAAAGCTATATTTTAAGGCTACCTTGCCATCCACAGATAATTATGAAATTCGTGAGCTTGGATGTTTTTCGACAAACTACACTGGCGCACAGAATTCTTTTGGCGCTGGGTCAATCTCATTGGTTGTATTTGGTGAAAATACGCCCTGGATGAATGACACAGGATCCTTTGTTCTTGCCAGTACCAATAACCGCATAGGTACTTCGTCTATCCAATACGCAAGTTTTAGTTCAGTAAAAGGTCATGCAGTATTTTATCAGGACTTGTCAATAATTCCGGATAACTCTACATTTGATCTAGCATATTACGTAAATGGTGTTAGTGATTTAATCCTAAGGTTTAAAACTGACGATTCTAATTACTTTGAGTGTGCAACATGGCCAGTGACAAATGGATACAACATTGCTAAAATAGCAAAATCTACATTTACTGCAACTGGAACACCAAGTTGGGATAATCTGACAGTACTTGAGGTTGAGGCAACTGGAAGCAGCGCGACATTGTCACTGGATGCTCTTCGTTATACCGTTCCAGTAGTATCCGAAGCAATCAATTCTTCGTTGCTTTCTAGAGTTGTATTAGATACCCCGCAGCAAAAACTGGCCGGGGTGTCAATGGATGTCGAATATATGCTTGAGTTGAATATCTGATGGAAGCTGTAGTAAAGGATCTTCTTCCAGGAACCAAATACATTCTGCAAGCCAGAAGTAAGGGTGCTAATGGAGTCACTTCACAATGGTCTAATACATTTAAGGTCACTACTGAATCTGACACCACAGCACCATCTCCCATTTCTGGTTTAAGCTGGGTTGTCAATAGAAGTGCTTTTGTGGGCACCTGGACTAAGCCAACAACTGATTCTAATGGAAAGCCATTGAAGGATTTCAATGGCTACGAAATTACTGTTACAGCTAATAGTATTTCAAAGAAGTTCATTTCAATGCAGGAACGATTTGACCTTAGTTTTGAGCAGAACGTAGCATCATTTACTACCCCCCAGCCTGTTGTACAGATTTCCATTAAAACCAGAGACATCGTAGGAAACCTTTCAACCGCTGTTACTGCTACTGCTACTAATCCAGCTCCAGCTAATGTTACAAACTTTGTTGGTGTTGGATTCCCACTTGCAATTCAGTTAAATTGGGATCAGAGCACCGAAGATGATTTCAAAGCATTTGAAATTTACCATTCAACATCCGGATCTGGATTTACACCAGGACCAGGTAACATGCTTACTACTACGGGGGCTAGTGCCTTTATATTTCCTACCTCTTCCTTCGTCGACCATTTCTTCAAAATAAGACAGGTTGATGTATTCAACCAGGGTAGTGCTAGCTATGCTTTGGTTACAGCACAACCGCTGAATACTACGGGAATTGATATAACTGCGCCGAATGCCCCAAGCGCTGTTACAGTAGCAACTGTATCCGATTCAAGCGGAACATCACATATTGATGTAAGCTGGACAGCATCCGGATCTTCAAACTTGGCAGAATATCTAGTTCGCTATAGTACTGATCAAGTTACCTGGCGATATGTTACTGTACCAAGTAACCAAACTATTGCCCAGTTAAGAAATCTTGAACCTAATACAAATTATTATGTTGGTATTGCTGCTGTCAGTTTTGTTAGCAGCTATTCAGCATGGGTAAATGCAAGTGTTGGCGGCTACCCAATTCTAACTGCAAAAGATACAACTGCACCTTCAACACCTTCTGCGCCTTCTGTTTCGTTTAACACTCAGACAGTTCAAGTTTCACATGGTATGACAAAAGCGGCGGGTGGAAACCTAGAGTCTGACGTCCGCTATCTAGAAGTTCACGGCTCTACCACCAATGCATTTACTGCATCTAGCGCAACCCTAATTGGAACCTTAGATGCAGCAGGTACTGGTATTACTGCTGTTGGAAGTTTCCCGGTACCTGTTACCACAAGTGTAACTAATATGTATTGGCGTGTAATTGCAGTAGATTACGCAGGAAATAAGTCAACTCAATCCGCACAAGCAACTGGTGTGCCGGGACTGATTCAAGGTGCAAATATTTCTGATGCAACAATTGATAACGCAAAAATTAATAACCTTTCAGCGGCCAAGCTTATGGCCGGAACTGCATTCATCAATAACCTGAGCATTCAATCTCAACTAACTCTAGATGCTGCAACTGGTTACATTGCATCTACTAACTTTAGTATCCCAAGCAAAACTGGCTGGCGCCTGGATCAGAATGGTCTCGTAATTTATGATGGATCAATTGCTGCAAAGTCATTACTATTACAAAATGGAAATAATATTGCATTACCTCCATTTGCAGATTTTGAATTTAATGAAAGCTATTACCACGACACTTCAAATGCAGTAGTTGCAACTGCAATGACCGCAACGTCAGGTATGCTTCTGGCAATGCAATACACTGGTGTTAAGGTTGGAAAGCAATCCTTGCGCTTGTGGAATACTGCAATTACTGGTTCCACTGTACACAAACTTCACTTCGCAACCGACGGGGATTCGGCAACAGGGGTTAATATTGACCTAAATCCAGGAGACTACATCTTCTCTATTTGGGCAAAGAAGAATGGTTCGGTTGACCAAACTCTAAAGCTTGGTCTTTATCCAGATACAGGCAGCGCAATAGAATCAGCTGGTATTCCAGTAACCAGTACAAGCTGGACTCGCTATAGCGCTGTTTTGACAGTTCCTTCAGGTGTCAGTAAGGTTAAGCAGTACATTAGCTTGCAGGCTGTAACTACGGGATATGATCTTGTTATCGATGCTTTGCAACTAGAACCTAAGTTGACTGCGGAAACTACTCCTTCTGCCTGGAAGCCACCAAGCACTACGGTAATTGATGGTGGATCGATTATCACCGGATCAATTAGGTCTAGTGCAGCAAGTGCAACTGTGCCGGGGCAACCGGCATGGTCAATTAATACTGCTGGAAACATGCAGATTGGTGACGCCCTTGTTCGTGGTAAGCTGACTATGGGTGTAGCTGCTGACCAGAAAAACCTTCTTCCTAGGCTTTACGCAAGCTTTGAAGATGCAGCATCGAACTACTATAATGTTTCAAATAATATTCCCAACTCTGGAAACTTCACTTTACTAGGAACAAATAATAGCAATATTAAATTCCAGCAATCAACTGCTGGAACACCACCACACGGAACTTATGGCCTACGTACCTGGGCAACCAGCGGGTTGTTAGCATCTAATTTCTACAATGTTCTATTGGGATCAGCAAACCTATATTTGATTCCCGGACAACAATATATTGTTTCTGCTTACATTAAAAATAATGATGCTACAAAGGGTACAAAAGCAGGTATTGGTGTATACAACTCTACCAATGGCTTTACTATCGGTATGACGACTTCGACAATTACAACGTCGTATGTACGATATTCAGCAGTAATTACCGGACCAAGCAATGCATATAACACATTCTACTTTGCTGTTCAAACTCAAGCCGGTGAAACTGCATTCGATGTTTCATGGGATGCAATTCAAATTGAAACAGCCCCAGTAGGTGTTACAACCCCAAGTGTATTTACAGATGGAACCATTGGTCTTAGTTCAATGGCCTCGGCAAACTACACTACTGGTCAAACAGGCTGGTCGATTAACAGTGATGGTACTGTTGAATTTAACGCCGCAACGATTCGTGGTCAGCTGGTTGTTACTGGTACGTCAGGAAATATTAAAACTGACCTAAGCGGTTCATATCCAACTATTTTCTTTAACGGTAACGACGGAAGTCAAGCTTTCATTAACGCCGCCGCTGGTGGTTCAAGTAAGGCACTTCTTGGACTTAACAGTGCCTCGTATACGCAGGGATCAAATAGCGTGCGACCACGTGTGTGGATGCCTGATCAAATAAGAATCGAACAGGTTGATGAAACAGCATCTGCTGCTGCTGGTACCTCCAAATTCTATGGTGGTAAATTAATACTTGATAAAACATCATCACGCTGGTCACTATTTAATTCATCAAACGTGGAACAGTCTGCCTTTAACCTAGGTGGTTCCTTTTCGTCAGTAGGTCTCCAAACATTTGACAACTCAGCAAATGAAATAAGTTTCTTATATCAAGATAGTACTCAATCAATCTGGGGTAGAAAAACATCAGGTGGTTCCCTTCTTGGTCAAATAGGTATTTACGATACCTTTATGTCATTTGGAACTCAGGGTGATTTTGTAAGATATGAATACGCAAAAAATGCATTTGTACATGATAGCGGATGGTCGGATATTACCTTGCAGAACGGATGGATTCCCCGTGGATCTACCTGGCCTAATCCTGGTTACCGAAAGATGCCCGATGGAACAGTGCTGCTTCGCGGCCAGATGAAAAACGGAATCACATCAGACGGAACTTGGATTGGCACACTTCCATCAGGGTACCGTCCACCTGTTGAAGACAACTTCGTTATTTCAAGTTTTACCGGATCTAACGACGCAATTCTTGCAATAAATACAAATGGCGAAATGTATATTTTCAATATTGGCGGATCACCATTGACAGTAGGACTCGGCGGAGTACGTTTTTCAATTCACTAATAAGGAGTAAAATGGAAGAGCAAGAGTGGAAAGACATAATAGAAGAACTTTCCCAACAAAATGCAGCAATAAATATTGAACGAGCAGTAGCAAGAGCGCAAGTTAAGAACTTAATGCGCGTTATTGAAAATCTGCAAAAACAGAATAAAGACCTCAATGAAAAACTAATACAATCAGAAAGTACAATTCAAACTGTAACAAAGGAATAAAATGAGCTGGTTTAAGAAACCAATGGAACCAGTAAATATTATAAAATATTTACCCCCAAATAAACCATTGCGGTACCCTAAATGGACTTTTGCTCAGGTGGCGGGTTCAAATAAATATTACCTCATTCTTGAAAAAACAAAAATGCCCTTCATTAGTGAACGTGCTTTTGATTCATGGGGACGTAATCCCGTAATTGTTACAGAAAAAACTGTAAGTGGATATCCAATATTTAAAAAGGTGGGATTCGCTCCGGGGACAATAATTATTTCACAGGCGGATAAAAAGGAATGGTTCATTACAGGTTCTGACGTTCTTGCACCAGAACGTAGATTAATAGATGACCCTGACTTCTATCGAACACTAGGGTTTGATATCGAAGATGCCTACGTGGTATCATTAAATGAAATAGATTTTCATAAAAAGGGAGAAGACATACGTGACGTTGCCATATAAACGCATTAACTGGGGGCCAGGTGAGCAAATAACCACGAGCAAACTCAATGACATGATCGCAAACAATGACTGGCTATTTCAGAACTCAGTCACTGCGTATTATGATGCACTGGGCGTTGTTCGTGACTCTGGTCTTACTTTGCGTACTGGCTACGTCAAGGCTATAAATACTGAAAATCAGGGTGTTTTCATTGGAAGCTATTATTCACGTCCATTTCTTCCCGGTGCACGTCCAGTTGTCGTAACGGGCATGGCATGCGATAACTATTTTGGTTTCTTGCATGCTGTAAAGGGTCTGGATGGACGTGCAGTCCCTGATCACAGAGGTTTTAATTTAATGCTTTGGCAACTACGTGACCCAGGAGGTCCGACCAAGTTCCAGGGTGACCAGAATGTCAGCTATATAGCTATCGCACCGACAGGATAAAATTCGCTGACCGGAGCTTGATCATCACCCAGTTGTATGCTAGTGTAAGTACCCGTCGCTGTTAAAGCGACGGGTGTTTTACTTAAGGAGTAAAATGACAGAAGATATTAAATGGCTGGTAGCAAGCGATATTCACTTTCCAAAACATGATCCGAGGACTGTAGAATTATTGCTTAAGGTTATGAAAAGCTGGCAGCCAGACGCTATTGATTTAGCCGGGGATATTGACGATGCCGAGTGCACAAGCCGATGGGTAGAAGGAACCCCAGCAGAAAACTATAGCGTTAAATCAGGAGCACAACCAGCAAAAGAATTTCTTGAGCAAATTAGAGAAATTACTAAAAAGGCAGAAGACTGCCATTGGCACGGCGGTAACCATGACTTCTATCGCCATAAAAAGTACCTAGAAAAGAACGCTCCGAATATGATGGATTACATCACTCCGGACACTCTTTATGGACTGAACAATAGTGGATTCATTTGGCATGATTATGAAAAGCCGCCAGTTGAACGATTGGGCGGCATTTATGTCCACCATGGTGAATCAATCAGTAAGCATTCTGCTGAATCAGTTCGTAATGATATGCAGAATTATATGGTTTCCCTAATCAGAGGGCACTCACATCGCGCGGGAGCATTTATGGTAGACTTCCCGCTCGCTGGGCTTAGCCTTGAAGGGTACGAGATTGGCCATATGACCTTGCCAGAAAAGCACACGTACCAAACAGTGCACAACTGGCAGCAAGCATTTTTGACCGCACATGTAGTTGATGGCGTAGCACATTGTTCGCTCAATTTGGTAAAAGATCATCAAACTATAGTTGATGGGAAACTCTACAAGGCATGATTCCAGACCGCATCAAAATATGGACCTCACGTGGTTTTACCCACGCGGGGGATTTGACTGCGGGGGATAAGGTGATAAGCTATAATCCAAGCCGAGGCTGTACAGAGTACGACACCATAAGTATGGTACAGACAGACTGGCAACAGCTTGGATTAATGGGTTTAAAGCAGGCGTCCATCTTTATTTCGGTGACGCCTGATCATCCGCTTTTAATCATTAATCCATATACTAAAGAGTTAAGTAGAATTCCCGCTGAAGAGCTTTTCCTTAAAAATGGCGGGAAATACAAACAATTTCTTACAAATAAGCCATTCGAACCATTCAAGCGTACAAACGTGCTAGAGGACATAGAGTGGACAGCCCGATTGGCCGTTAGCGTTTCGCGTTTTAATCAAGGTGTTATGTATCCAGAGACTATTTATCCAGTGCTGGAAGACCTGACAGCGATTGAAGCACAAGCATGGTTGAATACGTTTTTCCATTGGAATATCCTACGGAGACGTACACAATACATGAAAACCTGCTTGTTGCGAAGTGAGGCCATTAAGGCTATGCTATACCACGTAGCCCCAAGGGCCGGAGTAGGAACCTATTATGGACCATTTAAAACTAAAGCACATTATAGTAAATGGACCCAAGCTTTTAGCATTGCTAAAGAAGGTGACACTAATATAAACCGGTTACATTGGGCTATGGACAGGCATGAAGGATTGTTTTACAATATCGCTACGAAAAATGGAAATGCGCTAGCGAAATTTGGCAGCAGTACTTATCCAATTGCCTGTGAATATACATAGGAGATATAACATATAATGATTTCACAAACTGCTTCACAGTTAATTGCAGTAGGTGCAGGTGCACTTGTTGTTCCAATCACTTCGCTTTTCAAGTCAAAGGGTTGGGACGTTAAGGTTAAGTTCCTTCTAAGTGCAGTGCTTTCAGTACTTGCATCACTTGGTATTTCAATTCCAGCCGATGCAGCTAATGATGCTGTAGTTAATTATGGTGGAACTGCGGCAATCGTATTTGCAACAGCTCAGGTACTCTACAAGCTTGTCTTTGAGGGCACCAAGGCTGAAGACAAGCTTGCAAATGTCGGTTCCGGTACAAAGGTAGATACCCATCTACCAGAAGATGACCGTGGACCATATGCGAGCTAAGCTCACCTGTTCCAAATGCAGCGGTAGGGTATTTCTCGACCGGGCGTATAGCAGCTATGGACACGTCGAATTGTTTTGTTTGCGATGTGGAAAACGCTGGGAGGCTCATAAGGACTCCCCTGTCGCTAGAATCTTTAACAAGATTGAGCGTAAGAGGGAGCTAGGTCATTTTGGCAATAACATTACCGAACTATTTTTTCCTAAATGGGAAGCTGCATAAAAAGCTAAAAGTCGTAAAGACTGAGAACGTGGTAGTCGCCTTTTGTTTTCCCGATGAAACACATGCACAATATATGTATAGTGTCACTTGTAGGGAATTTCAAAAGGCGTACACCATGAAAGAGGTCGCTAAGCTTGTCAAAAGACCTCAAAACGAAATACACAAGTTTCTAAAAAACAAATTGATTGATAGACCTTCAGGGTTCGCTTACTCAATAAGAACAAAACAGCCCTTGAATATCTATTGGTCAGAATCAGAAGTTTTAGACTTACGCGATAGACTATATGAGTTGGCACCAAAAGGCCCTGACGGATTTCCCAGGGGCCGCTTTAATTTAGTCAGTAAGGCTGAATTGCGTGAAGCTATAAATGGTGACGTCTCCTATTACGTGAGGAACGAAGAAGGCGAGTTCAAAAAAGTGTGGCGAGCACTGTGAAGAAGTACGAGTACCAAGAAATTCCAGGTGAATCTCCATTAGAGCCTGGGTTGGCTATAGCGCAAGCGATGCAGCTATTGGATCTTGCGGCATCAATGGCCACTGACAATAAGGATATTGATCGAATGGTCAAGATCTCTACCAAGTGGCTTAATATGGGCGAACGTCTCGCCACAATTATGGAAGTTGTCGAAGAAGACGGCGAAGAGCCAGAAGGTGGATTCCAAAAAGTGCAATTGGGATTCGGCTTTGGTCCTAATATGGAAAGAGTAGATGAAAAGGAGGGAGAAGCAGATGACGGAGCCAACGACGAAGATTAGCGTTCGCTTGGGCACAACAGTTAATTTGGGAGATTTCGAAAATATCCGACTTGACGTTGAGGTCGAAGATCATGTAAGGTCAGTTGACAAGAGCACAGGAGCGGCCATCGACCGGGTATTTGGCCTAGTTGAAGCCAAGCTTGCTGAAAAGCTACAACCTTATAAGGATGCTTGATGGTAGACAGACTTAACCAGGCACATACTCTGATTTCTTTCTATCAGACCCAATATCAAAAGCAATTTGGTAGGCGACCAGTACTTAATAGAAATAAGTTAAAGTATTTGCTTGCTGACATTTTGCGAGATCTCAGCGTAGCAGAAGTACAAAAACTAATTAGCTACTATATAAGAGTAGAAAAAGAGCCTTCATTAATTTCACTGTGCTACGAATACACAGATATTCTTGAACTAATGCGCAAGAATGAAAATGACAGTGAAGAACGTGCAAATCTGCGCCGAGATACAGAGAGACGAGTTATGGAATTCAGGGAGCGTTACGGTAAATGATCAATGAAGCACGATTGATCTCAGCAATTGTCAACAATAAGGACATTGCGCCAGTTCTGAATAGCCAGAACGTAGAAATGCTTTTTCCAGTTCATGGTGATATCTGGGAATACACCAAGGATTATTTCATTAAAAATAGGGAAATCGTTCCGGGCAGCATTCTTACCGAAACTTTCCCTGACTTCAACTTGCTAGCTTCTGAGCAGACATCTGGTACCGTAAAGCACTACTTGGAACAATTGCGGGATGAGTTTATAACCAATCAGCTTGAACGAGTAGCAATCGGTCTTGCGAAGGATGCAGGTAAGAAATCAAATACAGATTTGATTAGAAAGCTTTCTAGCATTGTTTCGGATTTAAATAGGGTAAGCTCTGGAGTAAAGGATCTGGATATTACAGATCCTGAGCTTTCAATGGAGCACTATACCGAAATGAAGCACATTATGGAGCTTAACGGTGGTGTGCTAGGTATTAGATCAGGGTTCGACTCTATCGATGTTAATTACCCTACTGGTTATGCACCAGGGCAGCTAATTTTTATTATCTCAAGAACCAACCAAGGTAAGTCTTGGCTAGCTCTTGACTTTGCAATCAATGCTTGGGCGCAAGGAAAGCGAATTCTTTACGTTTCACTAGAGATGTCACCACAATCAGTGCGTGACCGCGCCTATACTTTTATGTCCAAGGGTGATTTTAAAATGTCCGATCTTGCGAGAGCATCAGTTGATTTGGATGCTCTTAAGGTTTGGACTAATGCAAATATGCAAAGCAATGGAAGTTTTGTTGTAACCGCAAGTGATGGTATGGGTGATTTCACACCAGCTCAATTGCAAGGTAAGATTGAGCAGTATGGTCCCGATCTAGTTGTAGTCGATTATCTACAGTTGATGTCAGATAACCGGGGATCAACCGGTGAAACTGAAAGAGTACGCAACGCTTCAAAGGAATTGAAGTCACTTTCTATGACCTCAAGCATTCCTATTATTGCCGTTGCAGCAGCATCTTCACACGAAACAAAAGAATATAATACGCCTCCACAGATTTACGAAACAGCTGGTTCTAAGCAGGCAGCCTTTGACGCCGATCTAGTACTTTCACTTATTTCACATAAGGAGCATGATGGCGCTTTGAAGACAGAAATCTGTGCACGCAAAAATCGTAATGGTCCCCTATTCGACTTTGTTGTTCGCCTTGATATTGAAGGTGGTACAATTAAAGAAGAGTGGCCAGAAACGAGCCCTTTTGATGAAGAATAAGGCGTACTATGCACGGGAAGCAAATAAAGAAGTATACACACTCAGGGGAAATCCGCGATGACAAGGATTTTATTAGAATACGCGAAAACCTTGAGAAGCTGATGATTCAGACAATGCGGGAGGAAGGTTATTTACCATTGCATGATCTTCCCCCGCTTTGGTCTACTGAATGGCTTGGCAAAAAGTACAGCTTTAGTTTAACTATGCACGCGTTATATGCAGGACCAAAGAAGGCAAGGGATTACGATTTTTACTGCGATTGGCGACTGGTCAAAATCGGGAAATCTGTACTCCGAGAATCAGATCCGATCAGTGATTCTGGAACTGGGAATTGACATTGTTGGAGAGACTGATTCAGTCTTTACCTGCCTTTGCCCGTTTCACAAAAATACAGACACCCCGAGCTTCGCGGTCAATAAAGAAAACGGCACGTACATCTGCTTTTCACCCTCTTGTGATCGTTCCGGCAGTCTGCTAGGCTTGGTGATGCGCCACGGAAACCTTGATGTGTTCCCAGCGAAGCGCTTAATTGCTAGATTCAATGCGGGACACAAGGAAATAGAATCAATTGTTGAAGAAATCTTCAATAAAAGAGATGAGCTACCTTCATTTCCAGCTGATACCTTAAATAAAATGGCAGATAACTTCTGGGGATCTCCTGCACATGAATATATGCAAAGCCGGGGGTTTACGGATAAGACTCTGGCCTATTTCGGAATAGGCTATTCAAAGAATAAGGGCCTTGTGGCAATACCAGTTCACGATTGGGAAGGTACTCCTGTAGGAGTAATTGGCCGTACTATTAAAGGGAAGCGATTTGAAAATAGTGAAAAGCTTCCAACTAAAAAGACAATTTTTAATATTCACCGTGCTCGCAAGTATGGTGAACGTGTCATTGTCGTAGAATCAGCAATGGATGTTATGCGCTTACATCAGGCTGGATTCCATTGTGCAGTTGCTACGTGTGGCGGATTTTTTACAGATGCACACCAGCAATTACTTAATAGATACTTCAATGAAATAATAATTATGACCGACAATGACGATCCCGAAGCACACAGAGACCTTAAATGTAAGAAGTGTGCTGATACATGCGTTGGCCACAATCCAGGCCGGGCCTTAGGAATGAAGATACAATCAAAGCTAAAGAATAAGAGAATAAGGTGGGCCTCCTATGATTATGGTGTCATCTATCCGCATGGCGCGAAGGACGTTGGAGACCTTACTGAAGAAGAAATAAAGCAATGTGTCGACAATGCAATAGGCACAGCGGAGATGTATATGTGGTTTAAAACTTTCCCCGAACTGGCCATCATTTAGCACAAAACAGCAGGTCATGTGCTATAATAGAGGGAGCAATTCAAAAAATTGCGCCCAAATAAACAGGAGAAAATAAAACAAATGCCAACAAATCTAAAAGATATCCTTCAGCGAAAGAGGGAGCGCGCAGAGCGCGCCGATCGACCAAAGATCGATTGGTTTAAGCTAGACACAAGCGAATCTGCAAAGGTAGTATTTTTGCAGGAGCTTGATGAAGAGCAAGCAGGTGACCGTGGGCCAGCAGTATATTTGGTTGAGCACAATTCACCACAGGATTTCCGTCGTAGAGCTGAATGCACATTCGACGAAGAAGCAGGCGAGCGTTGCTTTGCTTGTGAAATGAATCAGGAAGAGCCTAAGAGCAATTGGTGGGCCAAGACAAACTTTTACGTTAACGTTTACGTAGAGCGTAAGGGTGACAAGCCGGGAGAAGGTAAGGTTCAGCTACTTTCTCGTTCTATTCAGAACAAGGATGGCGGATTCTTCGATGACCTGCTAGAGTGGTCAATGGAGGAGAACGAAGGTAAGGTTACAGGCCAAACCTTCACTATCTCAAAGGGTGGCGAAAAGAAGTCACCTTGGACATTCCTTCCAAGTTCAAAGAAGCTAGAGGTTCCAGACAACCTAGAGCTTTGGGCACCGGAAGCGATCGTTAACAAGGTTCCTTACGACAAGCAGAAGAGCTTCTACCTTCCAAATGGTGACACACCAGTTGATGAAGACGAATCTCCAAAGGCCGCAGCTAAGGCCGCTGCAAACACCACTGAAGATTCAGATTGGTGATTAGGTTGTAGCAAAGGCCCCGTTTCGGCGGGGCCTTTTGCATTATAGTTTAAAGCTCCTAGGAGCTATATAGAAAGGTAATTATGCAATATATTAATTTGCACGCACACACCCATTACTCACCAATGGATGGCTATAGTACCGTTGATGAATACATGCTTCGCCTCAAAGAAATTGGGGCAAATGCTATGGCCATTACAGACCATGGTACCTTGGCAGGACACCGCGACTTTCAGCGGGCAACCAAGGAGAACGGCATCAAGCCAATTCTAGGCGTAGAAGCCTACCTAAGCCCAACAGATCGCTTTGATCGCCGTGCTAAGGGCACGCGTGAGGAAGCTGACAGCGTTTACAACCACCTTATTTTGCTAGCTAAGTCTGACAAGGGCCTACGCAATATTCAAGCTGGTAACCGAGTAGCCTGGGGTGAAGGATTTTACCAGAAGCCACGTTGGGATTTTGACCTTCTTAAGGAATATTCTGAAGACGTTATTGTTCTTTCTGGATGCTTAAATGGTGTTATTGCTAAAGCTCTTATGCGCCATGATAAAGAAGCAGCAGATGAATGGGCACTAAAATTCAAGGAAGTATTCGGTGATGACTTTTACCTTGAATACCAGACACACAATCCACCTCTAGTTAATGCTGGTCAACATGATCTTGGATTGCGTTTGGGAATCAAGGGGGTATTGACGGACGACTGCCACCATGCTTCTCCTAAGGATAAGCTAATGCAGGAAGTATTTCTTATTCTTTCTACACACCCAAAGATGGATAAGACTGCTGATATTTCGAAGGCACAAAAGATGGATCTGATGGAGCGGTTCGATTACCTCTATCCAGAACGCAAGATGTCATTCAAGGATTTTGATCTTTACCTTGAAGGTTATGCTGAAAAGTATGCAAAGTATCCACAGCAAGATTTGTTTGATAATACGGTAGAGATTACTGACAAGATTGAGGAATACACCTATCAGGAAGGCTTGACAACACTTCCGGATATCGTAGAAGATCCTAATGAGACCCTGCGCATTAAGGTGCAAAAGGGTCTTAAGAATAGAGGGATGGATGCAAGTCCGGAAGCTCAAGCACGCGTTGAGCGTGAACTAGAAGTAATTACCGGAAAGGGTTTTGCTAACTACTTTCTTGTTGTTTCTGACATGCTTGAATGGGCACGAAAGCAAAAGATTCGCTTGGGCAAGGGTCGAGGTTCAGCAGCAGCCAGCTTGGTTGGATATTCACTTTGGATTACAGACGTTGATCCGCTTGAGCACAATTTGATGTTTGAGCGTTTTCTTGATCCTGAACGTGCAGACTACCCTGACGTAGATATCGACATTCAGGATAGTCGCCGGGATGAAGTACGCAAGTACCTAGTAGAAAAGTATGGCCATGTAGCCAACATTACCAACATCAATACATATAAGGGTAAGAAGGCACTAAAGGACGCAGCTCGTGTAATTGGTGTTCCCTACGCTGAAGTAAATAAGACGATGAAAATCCTTGAGGGTATTGATGAAGTAACTGGACACGATGTCATTGCAGAATTCAAAAAGTCTCCAATGGCTAAGGCTTTCAATACTAAATACCCTGATGTTGTCAACATTGCAGAAAAGCTGTTTGGTCGTATTAATGGATATGGCATGCACGCAGCAGGTGTAGTAATTGCAGACAGGCCAATCGCTGATTACGCCCCTATTGAAACACGTAAGTCGGCGGGTAGCGACGATCGAGTAGAAGTAGTAGCACTCGACAAGGATGAATGTGAAAAGCTTGGGCTTATAAAAATGGACTTGCTGGGTCTAAAAACCTTGTCTGTTATTGATGACACCATTAAGCTGATTGCAAAGAATCGTGGGGTAATTATTGACATCGACTCGCTTAGCACTGATGACCCCAAGGTATTTAAAACGCTGGCCACAGGTAAGACCCTGGGGGTATTTCAGTGTGAAGCAGCGCCATACACCAAGCTACTCATCAAGATGGGCTGCGAGGACTTCAACGATTTGGTTGTATCCAATGCGTTGATTCGACCTGGTGCATGGAATGCTATTGGTGAAGATTATATTGCATTTAAGCGCGGACAGAAGAAGCCGAAGAAGTTGCACGATGATGTAGAATCCTACATGCACGAAACCTTCTACCAGCCTATCTACCAAGAGCAAATGATGCGTCTTTCTGTAGACTTGGCCGGGTTTACAGTAGGTGAATCAAATAAGCTGCGTAAGGGTATTGGTAAGAAAAAGCGTGACGTAGTAGATTCATTTAAGATTCAATTCCTTGAGGGTGCACAGCATAAAATTCAGAAGTCCGTAGCGGAAAAACTATGGAAGTCGTTTGAAGAAGCTGGCGCGTATGCATTTGTTAAGACCCATGCTGTTTGTTATTCAATTCTTTCCTACCAGACTGCATGGCTAAAGGTGAATTATCCACTTGAATTCATGTGTGCTTTGTTACAAAACGAATCAAATAACGAAGCCATTACAGATTACTTGCTTGAATGCAAGAATATGGGCATCAAAATTAAGTTTCCACATATCAATAGATCTGAACGTGCTTTCAGCGTTGACGAAGAATCTCTCCGAATGGGCCTAGTTGGCGTAAAGTATATTTCGGATAAGGTTGCAGATAGAATTATTGCAAGTCGTCCATATGCTAGCTATGAAGAATTCAGAAAGCATGTTCTGACCAAGGGCAGTGGGCTTAATACCCGTGTTTTGCAGGCATTGAATACTTTTGGTGGTGCTGCATTTGAGGATAATCCACGACCAGATAACTACAAAGATAATCTATACGAGTTTCTTGGTATTCCCGCATTTGATTCAAAATTGATTACTAATCGTATGAAGCAAGAGATGCGTTCATTGGAGGATTACACCGATGATGAAACCTTCTTCGCTATGGGTATGGTTAAGAACGTCAAGCGGGGGGAAGGCTGGGCGCGTGTAGATATGCTGGATGGTACTGCATCTGCCGGGGCTTTTACTGATCAGCACACCGAAATTGCAAAGGGGCAAATGTACATTTTCCTTATTAGCAATAATAGAATTACTAAAGCAATTTCACTGGCAGGAGAGTTAGATGAAAGCGAAGAGGTAATTCTTGACTACCTTCGTAGGCCAACTCTGGATGACATTCCGGAAGGTATGCATAAGGTTTTGGCAGCTAGGAAATGGGTGTCCAAGGCTGGCAATAACACAGCGAATCTGGTAGTCTGTGATGGAGAAAAGAATCTGTTCAGCTTGATGTGCTACTCCAAGAATTTCGACAAGGTGCGGATGTTTGCACGACTTGGTTCGGTTAGGAAATTTATGGTGAGTCGCAAGAAGGATGGAGCAACAGTAATTGAGGATATTTCATAATGGAAAGTGATACACAAAAGCTTTTAGCGCAATTGCTTGGTGCATTGGTTGACCAACAAGGCGGAGTTGTCCATATCGATAAGATTGCATTTGAGAAATTTCGTACTGATAAGTTTTATGCAATCAAGCTAGATTTTGAACATGAAGATGTAATTATTTTGGAGGTTTTGGATGAAGATCCAACTGCGACATCCGCAGGCAAAGATTCCGACAAGAGCTAATCCTTGGGATGCTGGTGCGGATCTCTATTCAGTTGAAAATGGCTATTTGAATCCAGGAGAGCGCAAGCTTTTTGATACGGGTGTAGCAATTGAGCTGCCAGATAGCTATGTAGGTTATGTTTGTCCACGTTCCGGTCTTGCCGTAAAGAAGGGCCTAAGCATCGTCAACTCCCCAGGAGTCATAGATAGTGGCTATCGTGGAACATTACTAATTAATCTAATTAATCTTGGGCAGGAAGCCCATTGGGTTGATGTTGGAGATAGAATTGCTCAGCTAATTGTTCAGCAAGTTACTTTTCCAAACTTTGAATTGGCTGATGAATTGGCAACTTCCGTTCGCGGAGATAAGGGATGGGGTAGTAGCGGAGCATGAGCATTGAAGATGTAATGGCGAAGCTTTCGAAGAAGACTCGTGCACGCATGCAGGCCGCTTCGGAAATTACAATTGAAAAGCTTCCACTTGCATCCATCGGATTGACTCGTGACCTAGGTGGTGGCCTTGCCCGTGGTAGGGTCACCACCATTTGGGGATCGAAGTCAGCGGCAAAGACAAGCCTTTTGCTGCAAACTGCCGGGGAATTGCAGAAGCAAGGATTGACTGCTGCCTTCATTGATGCAGAAGCAACCTATGATCCAACCTGGGCAGAACGTTTAGGTGTAGATAACTCCCAGATGCTTGTATCTGATGCTAAGTCTATTGATGCTATGACAACTGCTGTAGTTGAGCTATGTGAAGCAGAAGTAGATTTTATTATTGTTGACAGCGTTTCGGCTTTGATTCCTTCAAGCTATTATGAGAAGGACGCAGACGGCGAAATGAAGGAAGGTCTCGGCGGCAGTAAGCAAATTGGTACCCTATCCAAGGAGCTTTCAAATGCGTTGATGAAGATCAACGCAGTAAACTCTAGATCAGTGGTTCTATTCATTAGCCAGGCAAGAAATAAGATCACAACTTGGGGAGCCATGGGTCAAGCCCAAGGTGGTAATGCATTGATGTATTTTAGTTCTGTTGTCATTAGGGTAAGCAGTTCATCTTCTGAAAAAGAACAGATTAAGGGTGAAAAAGCTTTTGGCGATAAAATACTTGAAGTTCCCGTTGGTCGAAAGGTTAACTTTGAAATTCAATACTCAAAGACTTCTCCGCCGGGATTGACAGGTGAGTACGACTTCTATTACGAAGGTGAAAATATTGGAATTGATGCACCTACTGAGCTTGTTGAGCTTGGCGTAAAGACTGGAACAATTATCAAGAGCGGTTCATGGCTAAGCTACGGTGAATTTAAGGCGCAGGGACCAAGAGGTTTTGCTAAGCTGCTTCGTGAAGATGGAAATCTACGTGAAGAATTGGAGGCGAAATTACTTGTCTAAACTAGATGATATATTTGGTTCAAAGAAGCCAAAAGATGAAGGTTGGCGTCCCATTGAGATAAACGCTCAATGTGGAGATTGCTTGCATGAGGCTGATGAAGTTTTTGTCAGTCCAGATAAAAAGCATCTTAAGACAATTCATAATGTTGGCGATGAGATGCATGTTGTAATAAGTGATGTAGATTTAACATGGCTGACAAAAGATCTGAACTAAGAGAAATCAGCCGTTTCGGTGGTAATGCACAGAAGAATTCGGGCCGGGGGAAGCATAAGAAAGGTGATGCGACCCTTGGCCCCTTCACTGTAGATGTAAAAGAATACGCCAAGAGCTATTCTATTTCTCGTACAAACTGGGCGAAGATTTGTACCGACGCGGCAAAGAATAATAATGAACCGGCACTAATGCTGGCATTGGGTGAAGGTCAACAAACAACCCGGGTTTGGGTAGTTGGCGATCAGATGTTTTTAGAGATGCTAGAGGCATGGAGGGAGAAGCATGGCGAGTGAAGACAAGCCAGTTGTCGAATATATTTCTCATGTAGATGAACTTTTAGAAGTATCAAAGTTTGTACACAGTGAGCAGGTTGACCAGGCACTTGGTACAATTGTAAAGATAGTATCAAAGCCTGATATTCCGCCACAAACGGCTGCTTACATGATTGTAAAGCTTCAAGCCATCAGCTCTATTTGCGCGGTACAGGCATCATATTATAAGAATCTGAATCCAGGAAAGGCAGGGTCAGAGGAATATAAGCGCAAGAACATGTACTATTCTTTGCATGAAGCCATTGATGAACTATGTCAGGCGCTTAAGTATCTCTGCAAATAATGACAGGCCACTTCATAAAACTATTTGGAAGTAAAGTAGGAAAGTTCGATGCTCGGAAGCTAGCAAAAATTCTCAATGCTAGCTATTCCGAAGGGTCAGCTACAACTGAAGAAATTAAAAAGGAAACATTCGCTCCCTCAACGCTATTCTATGGGCATGGTGAATGCCCTCGATATTGGTTTCTAGCGTTCAATGGTGCTGAATTTGTTAAGCAGCCGGATGCCTATTCGGTTGATAATATGCAGTCAGGAACCGATGCGCATAAAAGGATGCAGGCAAATTTTGAAGCCAGTGGCCTTACTATTGAGAATGAAGTCGAAATTAAAAATGAAGACCCTCCAATCAGAGGATTTATTGATGCCATCGTAAGGGATTACGATGGAGAAGATATTTTAGTAGAGATTAAGACTACACGAGCCGAAGCCTTTGCCCACTTAGTAGCCAAAAATAAAGGCCGTGAATACCAAGAGATGCAATTGTTGGTATACATGTACTTACTTAATAAGCAGTATGGTGCCTTACTTTACGAAAACAAGAATGACCATAACAAGCTTCTCATCCCTGTTGAGCTTAATGAAGTAAATAAGGCTAAGGTCGAAAAGGTATTTGAGTGGATGCGTATGGTGCGTGCAAATTGGGATACACAGCAGCTTCCTGAAATTCCTTACAGGAGTAATTCAAAGATTTGTAAGTCGTGCCCAATTAAAAATTGGTGCTTTGAACAAGGAAAGGGTACAATCAAATTAGATACTTTGAATTACAAGGAAGAAGATGCAGATAGCGAGTAAGACTTACGGCACCCGAGAATGTGCCAATCCAACCTGTAAGAATGAATTTGAGGTTAGAAGGGTCAATATGATTTATTGCAGCAACGATTGCTGCAAGGAGGCTACAAATGCAAAATTAATTGCCCGATACCATGCTAAAAAGAATAAACCTACAGGTGAACGAAGGTGCGGATGTGGTGCTAAACTTTCTCGTTATAATTCTAATTTAAAATGTCATGCATGTATAATTGCTGATGAGCAACGTGAAAGATCAGATCTACTTAAAGAATTAGGCATTGAGTATATAGACGAAGATGCATGACCATATGCTACAATAACAGTGTGTTACAATTACGAAACAAAAAAGGCAAGCGTGTCTTGGGTATTGACCATTCAACGACAACGCTTGCCTTTTGTTTGTCTGTAGACGGAGTACCGGAATACTGGGAAGAGATTCCATTGCTTGGATCTAACGTCTACGCTAGAATAGGTGACCTGGTCAATAAATTGGCAGCTAGGTTTGACTCAGAGGATATTAATACGCTGGTTATTGAGAAGACTGTACAGGTCAATAGTCGTGATACGGTGGTTAAGCTTGCTATGATAGCAGGCGCTATCATTGGATATTTTGAGGCTCGTGGCGTGAAAGCTTATGAAGTTCCAGCGTTAACCTGGCAAGCAGCTACAGCAAAGCCAACCCTAACAAAAGCCGAACAGGCTGCACTTAAGCTGGCAAACCCGGGGAGAGCTAAGAGCTGGTATTCCAACGAAGCTCGTAAGATAAGAAAACAACGTATTATTGATTGGGTGGAAACTCAATTTGGCATGAAGGTGGCTTCGGATTGCGCCGACTCGATTTGTATAGCTTATTATGGAAGTAATAAATTATGAAGCCAAAATTGGAAAACAGTGTGGCCTGGTTAAGGGCTAGGTGGCTAGCAGAAAAGAAAGCCACGATGCAGGAGATGGCCGAAGAAGCAGAATGTTCTGTGCAAACAATAAGACGCAGACTTAAAGAAGCAGGATTAATAAAATGAGTCGCGAATTTTGCATCATAAGTATAGATGACTCTAGAACAGCAAAAAAGGATTATATTAGGGCGTGCTTTAATTGGCCCGAAATAAAGCTGGACTTTGTTAATGGTATGGACGCAGCAAATTTAAAGGCTGCAAAAGAAAAATGGTCAAATGTCGCCACCCCTGGACCGTTTAAGGCGGGGGAGTTTGGAATCTTCTATTCTGTATTGAATTGTCTAGAGTATGGAGCAGCCAATAATGGTATCCTCTATTTTGAGGATGATGCTATTCCTGATCCATATATTCAATCCCTGCTGGATATTTACCTAGAAAGATTGCCACGTGGATTTGATTTGTTTGCACTTTGGTCTCCAGATAACCAGCATTATGATTATGCTAATGCGTCAGGGTATAATAATGTAGGTGAGCCAATATACCAGCCACATACAGGATCTGTCTTTGATTTTGGAGATAAGGATCTAGCAAGGCTCTGGCAGGGATATGGAAATGTTGCCATGTTGTTCAGTAAACAGGGCTGCAAAAAATTACTTAAATATATAGAAAAACATGGATTCTTTTCACCAATTGATTGCTTAATTTGCATTGCCGTCCACGGTGGATATTTAAATGGATACAGCTTAAAACCACAAACAGCAAAACTAATAAACTACGACTGGGATGCCGAAACCACAATACATAAAAGTAATTGGGGAAGCATCGAAGAACTAATAGGAGAACAATGAACGACAGAATGCTTTTGATCGTACCTTCACGTGGACGACCAGAAAATATTAGACGGCTTTGTGTAGCACTAGAAGATACAAACGCTGAATTAGATTTGGCGGTGGGTGTAGATCAGGATGACCCTATGCTAGAACAATATAAAGCCGTGCAGGATGAATACGATTTCCAGTTGTGGATTTCACAAGAACGCAAGCGGTTCGCCGCGACTGTTAATTATATTGCATTGCATAGCCATGAAGACTATAAATACCTTGCGTGGATGGGTGATGACCATATCCCGCGCACAAAGTACTGGGATAAGCGCTACAGAGATGTTCTTGATTACCTGAAAGTGGGTGTAGTATATGGCAACGATCTAGTTATGGGCGAAGCTATTGCTACAGAGCTTGCTTTTACATCAAATATCGTAGACGCTCTGGGTTATGCAATACCGCCCGGCTTCGTACACCTATTCGTAGATAACTTCTTTATGGAACTAGGTAAGTCTATCAATGCATTACAGTATCTTCCAGATGTCGTTGTTGAGCATCTACACCCAACGGTAGGCAATGCTCAAGAGGATCAAACTTACCGAGAAGCAAACAGTCCAGAGAATTGGACAAATGACGAGCGAAGGTTTAGAGAGTACGTAACAAATGAACTTTCGGCAGATGCAGAAAAATTGGCGGAACTGCTATGATTGAAACTGTAGAAGGAGAATACCGATTCTTCGATATCAAAGATGGTGAACCATACTTTTCAACCCAAGAGTTTCATAATGATAGGGAAGCGGCACCGCATATCGAACAGCATGGAATGCAGCGTGACCGTTTGGTATTAGCTGCTGAATTTGTTAAAGAATTGGTTCTTAAATATGCGATTACAACCGTTTCGGATCTTTGTTGCGGGGATGGTGGATTGCTTGAATACCTTAAACCATTCTTTGAAGCTAATAATGTAACTGCATGGGGATATGACTTCCAGCCAGCAAATGTGCGAGACGCAATCTATAAGCGTAAGGTTGATGTCAGTTTTGCTGACGTTATGAACGATGACATCGAATTTGGCGAGCTAAGCATTATGACAGAATGCTTAGAACATTTTTCCGATCCGCACGGAATGGTTAAACGTGTCTCCGAATGTTCCGACTTCTTTGTAATTAGTGGACCAAATGGCGAAACACCAGAAGCACACTATGAATTTCATACCTGGGGTTGGAGCTGGCCAGCATATGAAAAGCTTTTGACAAATGAAAAGTATAAGATTGTTCGGCATGAAGAATCAACGATTTTTCAGGTAATGGCCGGGGTGAAAGCAGAATGAAGATTCTCATTACTGGAAGTGCCGGATTTGTAGGAAAGCACTTCGTACAGAAACTGCAAGGTCATGACCTTACCTTAATTGATATTAAGGATGGTAATGATGCGGGTGATTTCTTTCGCAAGGACGATACTAAATTTGATTTGGTAATTCACCTCGCAGCAACAGTTGGCGGCCGCAAAGTAATCGACCTATCTCCACATAAGCTCTTTAATAACTTTAATTTAGATTCAGAATTATTCCAATGGGCTTTAAAAACAAAGCCAACCAAGATAGTCTATTATTCATCTTCTGCCGCCTACCCTATGGAGCTGCAAGACGATTGGGAGATCGGAGCATACGAGGGTGCAGTAAATAGACGTGGCCTGCGGGAGTCTGACATTAACTTGGATGACGTGCGTAGCCCAGATCCAAGCGTCTACGGTTGGTCCAAGCTTACGGGCGAGCACTTCGCTCGTTGGGCAACCAAACAAGGCTTAAATATTTGGGTGTTCCGTCCATTCAGCGGCTATTCCGAAACCCAGGACTTGGATTACCCGTTCCCTTCTTTCATTGCTCGTGCTAAGCGAAGAGATAACCCATTTGAAATATGGGGTGATGGAGAGCAGATTCGTGACTGGATTCATATCGATGATATTGTTGAAATGACCTTGCAAGCAATTGATGTTTCGGAACCGGATGTATTCAATATTTGCACTGGCCGCCCAACAAGCTTTAACGAATTTGCTAGAATGGTAACCAAGATGGTTGGTTACGATACTGAACTAAAGCATGAGCTTTCTGCACCAGTAGGTGTTAGAGTTAGAATCGGAAATCCAACAAAAATGCTACAAATATATACCCCCAAGATTAGCTTTGAAGAAGGAATAGCTAGAGCGTTAAGGAATTAAAATGCCACTATATACATATTATTGCCAGAAGTGTCCGGATGAAGGAAATCCATCCTATGAATTTGAGCGACGCGTCAAGATTCAAGATCGCGATGGGCAATATTGTTCTTACGGACATAAACTAGTTCGTAAGCTCGATTTTACGGGAAGCGTCTATTCACAGACAGCTAATGGAGGAATGAAGCGATGAGTACCGAATTAGATATCCTGCGCTACCAAGAGCAACAGGAAAAAATTGTCAGCATGCGCGCACGAGGAACTCCATTAACTGAAATCCAAAAACAAACTGGACTAAGTCGTAGAGAGATTGAGCAACATTTAGCAGACTTCCGAGACTTTGCACGCAATGACAAATATATGGTGGCAAGGTCACGTGAAGTAGTTTTGACGGTTGATCAGCACTATTCGGATATCATCCAGCAGTTCTATGAAGCAATTCAGGAAGCAGACATGGCAAATGACTTCAAGGCCAAAATGTCTGGACTTTCTGCTGTAGCAAAAATTGAATCCGATAGGGTTGAATTCCTAAGAAAGGCGGGATTGATTGCAGAGTCACACGTAGGTGATATGGTGGCAGCGGCGGAAGAGAAACAGGCTATTCTAGTTGGTATTCTCAAGAACATCGCTAAGAAGTATCCTGAAGTGGCTAAAGAAATTACCTTCGAACTTTCGAAGGTAACTGGCGATGTCGAACCTGTTCGTGTAGTAAATGGTTGACTTAACAACATTCTTCGACGCATTAGATGAAGAACAGGAAGATATCTGGTCTGAAAGACCAGTTGATCTACAGACCTTCCTTTACAGTAAAGAGTTTATGAAGCTGCCAAGACTCAGTGCTATTCAAGAAGAAATTATTGAGCTTGGCAGTAATATCCTTCGTCGTGATACTTTAATTGATTTGTATGGAGAAGAGCGCGGGAGCGATATTGCAGATAGAAACCGTAAGGAGCTGTTCTTCCTATTAGGCAAGGGTAGCGGTAAGGACTTCATGTCCGAAATTATCTGCGTCCGTATTGCCTATATTTTATTGTGCCTGAAAGATCCAGCTGGGTACTATGGAAAGCCTGAAGGTGATGCTATTGACATTGTCAACGTAGCAAAGAACGCTCAACAGGCTAATAACGTATTCTTTTCTGGCCTAAAGCAACGCCTTAAGTATTGTCCTTGGTTTATAAACAAGTACACTCCTCGCAAAGGCGACATCGAGTTTGAAAAAAATATTCACGTCTATTCTCTCAACTCAGAAAATGAAGCTACTGAAGGATTGAATATACTTGTTGCGGTACTTGACGAATTGGACTCTTTTGATGAAGGAGACACTACCGAAAATGCCGACAAGATGTATAAGACCCTACGTGCAACCGTTTCTTCTCGTTTTGATGATGTAGGCAAGGTCCTGGTGCTAAGCTTCCCAAGGCGCAAGGATGGATTCATTATGAAGAAATATAATGAATTCGTTGTAGATAAAATCGTTACCGAGCACAAGCACATCTTTGTTCTTAATCCTGAATTACCGCCGGGTACCGAAGGTAATGAATTTTCTATTACCTGGCAAGAAGATGAAATCGTCTCCTATCGATATGCAAACGTATGGGCATTGAAAGCACCAACATGGCGAGTGAATCCAACTAAGACCGTAGACAGCTTTATGATGGACTTCTTTGCTGATGTTAATGATTCACTAGGTCGTTTTGCAGCATGTCCACAGGACACCGATGGTATTTCCGATTGGTGTAAGGATAAGGCTAAAATTGATGCTACATTCAAAAATGCAAATGGAATTTTGGATGATGGAAGTATCAGGATTAAGCCTGATACTTCAAAGCAATACTATATTCACGTTGACCTAGCGCTTGTGCAGGACAACGCTGCGTTAGCACTTGCACACGTAGAAGACTTCAAGTCGTTCAGATATGGATCAACAGTACTTGACCCAGCCCCGCACGTCGTGGTAGATTTAGTGCGTTATTGGAAGCCAGGCCCCAACCGTGCGCTGGACTTTTCGGATATTAGAGAGTTCATCATCTCCTTGCGAAGATTAGGATTCGATATTCGTTTGGTTACTTTTGACCGTTGGAATTCAACAAATATTATTTCAATGTTGAATGAAATCGGAATTAGGGCAGAAAAGCTTTCTGTCGCCAGGGATCACTACAACGAATTTTTGCTAGCAATGGTAGAGAATCGTGTAGTCGGGCCGGAGGAAGAAAAGCTGAAACATGAGCTAAAGACTATCATTATCAATGAAAAGGGAAAGGTTGACCACCCCGGACGTACCGGTAATGACCTTGCAGATGCAGTATGTGGAGCTATTTTTAATGCAGCGGCGCATACTCCAAAAGATGATACATCTGGAGAAATTGTTACCTATGCAGATATTAGACATCAGCAAGAAGAGGAGCGTAGAAAAACTAATGAAACACAAAATAGAATTTACGTTCCAAAGCAGCAAATGCCTAGTGACCTTGCCAGCTTCCTGGATGGACTAAAAGTACTATAAGGATCAAGATGAACAGAGAAGCAAAAGAGCGGATTATCGCCGCTCTAATTGAGCGTGACGGATATCGATGTATGATGCCTGGTTGCACCAGGCCATTCACTGATGACGATAAGCCGACTATTGACCACTGGAACCCATACAGTATTTTCAAGGATGAGTCCTTGGATAACCTGGTTTTGATGCACTTTAGCTGTAACAACCGCAAGGGTGATACTGTACCAAATCCTGATGGAACAATTGACATTATACGCCGCGTACGCATTCCAAAGCAGGCTCGCCCAGAATTGTGTGATACCTGTATGTCTGGTAGACTTCTACTGGATGGTGAATTGTGCCCGGACTGCGGATCTGGTCCGCAGCCACCAAGCTATCCAACAGCATACAAGCGTAAGCCCAAGAACTGTTCACACGAAGGTAGAGAGCACTGCTGGGCTTGTGTCACAGGATTGGTTAAGAGAAAAGAAATTGTCTAATTGGTCGGATATATACCTAGGACAGCTCAAGCTTGATCCTAGCTTCAAACTGGTGATTCCGATTGATCCATTGCCGGGGGAAGACGAAGAAGATACTATCATTAGGTACTTTGTTCAAGAAGGCATCTTTGTTGTCAAAGCACCAGGGGTTTACGATACCAATGCAGAACGAGCTTTAGAGCTTGACATTAACCTGTATAAGCTAATTAAAGCTTTTGAAGCGGCGGAATTTGCAGATACAATGGAAATTTTAGAGCAAAATGGTTACGCCTACACGACTCTTGACAGTGAAGGTAACATCCGCTATGCTCTTACACCAGAGGGAACAAGGTACCTTGAAGAGCTTAACGCCAAGGATAACTGAGTTAGACTACTTGTTAGTCGACCCTCCGTGGAATTTCTACTCTATTAGGTACGTTCTTGAAGATCGTGCTGAGCATATTGTCTATATTCCAACCAAAGATATTGCAGTGGATTTAAAGACGAAAACTATTGTAGAAATTATAGTTGAAAGATTACGGGCTGAACTTGATTGTAAACCCGTACATATAGATCGAGTAACCAAGGAAGCGAAGGATGCAACCAAACGACGCGCGATTGAAGCTACAAGAATCGCAAAAGCACGTAAACTGGCTAAATCTACTGCGCGTGATTGATAGTTTGGCGGCGGGACAAAACTGGGGACGTTATGACAATAGTCAATGGCGTCCTAACTATAAACAGGCCGACCTGGATCTTCCTTGGTTGCTTGACAACTCGGCTGAACTATGGCAAGCTCTGCAAATATTGAAGGAAGAAAATTGCGCTTAAATAATAAACTTAGAACAGTACTTTCCCAGATTCATATTCATGGTCCAATCAAGGACTCTACGGCAAAAATGAATGGCGTATCAAGGCAAGATACTCCCCTGTTGAAGAATCTTGGCTTAATTAAGCGAACTAAGAATGGTTGGATAATAACCAAAAAGGGTATTGACGTATTAAATGATCAAACTAAATAAAACTCTGGAAGTGCTTGACATCCCGCCGGGGACAGAGTAAAGTAGTTCAGGTGAGCGGGAAACCGCAAGGCTCCATTAAGATAGCGGTCAAGTCTACTTGATTCTCAGTCAAGTAACGCCGGTTCGAATCCGGCATGGAGTACGCAGGGGCAGTGGGAAACACTCGGCTAGTACATATACGGTAATATATGTGGTAAACCTAGTGAGTCTGCCCTGATGGTGGTAAGCTATTACCGTGGTTATGCCATTAAGCCTGGTCCATCAACGAAAGCTAGCGTTTGTGTTCGTGGCAGGAAAAAGTTTCCCATGGCGCAGTAGAACAAATGTGTAGTTCACTGGGTTTTCACCCCAGAGGTTGCGGGTTCGAGTCCCGTCTGCGCTACGTACAAACCTACGAACAAAGGAAACAAAAATGGCACTTGTTGCAAAACGAGGTAATACCGTACTCAAGAAGAACTTGTCCTTTAAGCATGGTAACCAAGGTATGGTTACATTTAAGGGAATTGTAAGTATGACAAGGGTTAATCTTGAAATCAACGGTAAAATTTTGAGCGTAAAGGCCTCTGATTACAATATTACAATTAGTGGATAATAGAATTAGGTAAGCCGGGAGAGTCGCGTCTCCGTCAGACTGCCTTTAGGAGAGTGGTGTAATTGCATACCGGCCTTAGTAGGGACCACCGGCGGGTGGTACGAACGGGCGGGTGAATAGGGTGTAAATCCCTATCTCTCCGTATAGGGGTGCGCATGGTGCGAGGTTGGTCTCCAAAACCGACTGCAATGGGGTTCGACTCCCCGCACCCCTGCCGGGAAAGGCAGGAGTCATTACCCTGGGCATTAGAGTAATGAACTAATGTTTGACACTACTATGGGGCGGACCTGTAGCAAGACACCTTTCTAAACTTTAAAATGAGCAGGTGTGGACAGCCACAGAAGAAATGCTAATAATGTACTGGGCTGGTTGGGTACGATGCGCTGCCGTGTTAGCATTCACCTAAAGACTTAAGGGGAAATATGCCAGTACCACCACGCAAATCCGGGGATAACGAATATAGAATATCCTACGATAAGCCAACAGGAATTGCTACTGAAGTACTATTCGCTAAAGATGAAAAAGAAGCTAAAAAGATTTTTAATAGCTATATTAATGTTGGCCGACAATTTACAATCCGACGGATAAGGAAGCTTTCATGACGGTACGTTTAAACTTCCGTGCTGAAGTAAAAAATAAACAGGGTAAGCGAGTACTGGTTGTTCAAGCAAATGAACTTTACAATAAATTTCTTCAGCGCGTCCGCCGGGAGGCAAAGAGCAAGGGGACCACCGAAGGTACTATGGTCGTCACTGCAAAGGAATGGGCTCCGGGAGAATCCAAGACCTTTGATCTATAATAATAAGGCATGCGTCAGCATGCTATGCCGCATAAGGTAAGCTGGTAGCATCCGGGAATCTTATAAACTCCTATTAGGTGGGTTCAATTCCCACATGCGGTACCTAACAAAGGGGAGAAATGGGCGCAAAACCTACCGAATTCAAGGTAACTATTCATAAGGCTGTTGGAGCCAGGGCCGAAATTCTTAAATATAAAGCTGAGCAAGAAAAGCGAGCATTGGCTCGTGCAGATAAGGCTTGGTATAACCAAATGGCTTTTAGCGTTCGTGTTGAAGCAAAGTACGGTAGTAAATGGGTTGATGTTAGCTACAGGCACCGAAACTAGTGCTTGACAGTACCAGCCCAGTACGGTAAAGTAGATTTCAGCAGGTCGGAACCCCTGGTTTCACAGCCTGCTACGGGACACCCCGGCAAGGGTGAATTTAAGCTACACTAGGGATATAACCCGTATGAAGCCCCTAGGCTGACCTACCTTGATATGTTGCCGCATGTCGTTGCAATTTCGGAAGAAGTGAAGGTAGTAATTCTTCCATTAACCAAGCATTGCGCTAGAAATAAAAAGCGCTTGGGTGTCCCGGGCGTGCAATATAGGTTCTAGGCTACACAAAAGCGAAGTGGCGGTGCAGCGGTTGGACACACATACCCGCCCTACTCCCTCGTGGGTAGGGTTTTAATCCCCTATAGTTTAACGGCAAAACCTTGCACTGTTAATGCAATGACCTTGGTTCGATTCCAGGTGGGGGAGCGTACAAACAAAATAACCGTGAAATACATATATAAAGCGTGGGCGCGTATCTGTTTCTCATGCCGAAAATGTATGGAGAATATACTTAGCGGTATAAAATGTCCAAGAGATGATACGTGAGGACAGCGGTTATTTGTAGCTATTAGCTCAATGGTAGAGCGGGTTGAACGCCGTCGACCCTGGTTCGATTCCAGGATAGCTTGTACATATTCCGGTGGGGTAACTATTGGCAGTTACAGCAGATTGTTAATCTGCCACCCTATAGGTTCGATTCCTATCGCCGGAGCTGGTGAAGTATAGGGAAGGTTCACAGGTTCGAGTCCTGTCTATGGTATGGTACAAGCGGTTCGAGTCCGCAATATAAAATATTGGGTCAAATAGGGTTGCTCCGCCTGCTGGTTCGAGTCCAGCGCTTCACCTTCAGCTTGCGAAAGGGATGTTTAATAACTAAAGGGTGGCTAGTTGAAAATCACCAGCATCGTCAAAAACTAGCAAATGCCGACGACCGTAGGATGATGGGAGCGGGTCTGTAAAACCCTACTCTGGGGGTTCAAATCCCCCCGGCGGCACTCAATACAAGCATACATGGAGGAAATATGGCTACGTTTGAACCGAATAAGGAAATCCTTGCATGTTATAAGGCGCTTGAGAATAAAGAGCCAGGATGTATTAGACGAACTGAAGTTTTGGTTGATTACCTAAATACTCAAGAAAAAGCAGCCAATTCAGCAAGCATTAGACGACTTAAGCGTGATATGCGTATGGCAAAAAAAGAAATGCTTAAAAAGGATTGGTAATGGATAAAGAGCTTGCAGAAAAATCAAATCAAGTATTTTTGGATCTTGAGCATCATCGCATTGGAAGTGTTCAACGTGCGCAAAAGTTTGTTAAAACATTGCGTCAACTAGGAGAAAAGCATCTAGCCACACAGCTGGTTAAACAAATTAATAAAAACGCTGCACTTATGCCAAGAGATAACTGGTAAAGGGTCGCATAGCTTAGCTGGTAGAGCGATCGGTTGAAGCCCGATTAGCCACGGTTCGATTCCGTGTGTGACCACGCATTGCATCTGACTGGCTGATCTCCAGGATGCGGATAGAGGTAAATCCCGTAGTAGGTAGGTGCAGTTCCTATTCCACCAGACAGTGGAGTCAATGAGGAGACAGCTACGAATGATTATGGCTGGGTGAAGCAACCGGAGTGAAACTACCTAGTCCACAAAACTAAGGGGATAAAATGGTCCGTTGGAAGATCTACGTTGGTGGCAAGCAGCGCGGCAATGATTATGATAGTGAAAAGCGAGCCATTCAGAATGGTGCTGTAGTTGCACGTAGTAATAAGCAGGTCTTCGTCTATAAGGTTGTTAATGGCGGAGGTCCAAAGCAGGTTGCTAAGTGGGTTAATGGGGATCGGATCGTATAATGGCCATTTATCAAATTTATGTCGCTGGAAAGCAACGAGGTAATGACTATACTAATAAGAAGCTCGCTATTCAAAATAGCGAAGTGATCGCTAGGGCTAATAAGCGTGTTCACGTTTATGAAGTCAAGAACGGAGTTCCCGGTCCCACTATCGCTATTTGGGTTGACGGCGAAAGGATTAAGTGATGCATAAGCTAATTAACATTGAATTTAATCCGAAGGAAAAGAAGAAGCTTCGTCGCTGGTCTGGTTCATGCCGTTGCGGAAGGTGGAATGGTATGGGACCGGACAAAAAGGATCTAAAGAAGCTCTGGAAGACCAGCCACCTAAAGAGTTCAATATGAATTCTAAAAAGCATGAAATGAAAAATATTACGTTTAATGGTGAAGGAAGACGCTTTGGCACGTGGTCCGCCGATTGTTCTTGTCGTAAATGGGTTGGAACCGGTGCTACTAGAGAAAACCTACAAAAATCATTTAAAAAGCATGTTGATGGTAAATAAGTTTGATCCTGTGGTGTAAAGGGAGCATGGCACCTCGTTCTGGTGTTGGTGCGAAGTCATTCTTCGCCGGGATCGCAGGTTGCAAGCAGGACTTGCGACTTAGGGGTTGACACCCCTCCTGGAAATGCAGTAGAGTAGGTTCACAACCACAGGAGCTGTTTTAGACGTGACCTGTTGGAAAAGCTGAAACGCAGCATAGGCTTTTCACTTATCGGTGCTATAATAGAATATGCGTAAAATCTATGGTGTTTTTCAAAATGTAAAATTTTTAAGACATTTCCATGCAGTAGCTACAATAATCTGGATTCTTATGATTCCGGTATCAATCTTTACTCCTTTAAAGGATTCAATTCAATTCTTGGTTTTCATTAGCCTCTGGGCATTAGTTGGTGCACATTGGGGAGCTTGGCAGGCAAGCCGAGCCGAAGAAAATGGAAACTCAGACTAGACAGCAGCTAGCCAAGCTGCTAGGATACTTACATAACCCCGCGTAGTGTACCGGTGCGCACGATTGTCTGTCGAACAATTAGAGCCAGTTCAACTCTGGTCGCGGGGACGTATTAAATGAAGTAATTAACCCCTAGTGTTAGGAATAATATGGGCTATACTATTTTTCTTGGGATTCTAGGGCTGATCGCTCTAGCAGTTTTGGTGAGCGGTTTTCTTGCTAAGTCGGATAAGGACCGTAAGGGTTATGACGATCTTCCGGTTCGCAAGATTCTACTTGGTGTAGGTGCAGGATTTACGGTTGCTTTTCTAGCTTTCTTCCTAGGCGGCTCTATGGAGAACGTAAACGCTCGTACCGTAGGTATCGTTACCGAGTTTGGTAAGGCTACTGGCACCTTGAATCCAGGTCTAAATTGGGTTGCTCCTTGGGCTGAGGTTACCGAGTTTTCTACTGGTAACAACTCACTTGACCTTGATGCTACCGATGGCAATGGTGGAAATGTAGCTGTGAAGTTTGCTGGTGGCGGTGCAGGAGCTGCTAACGTAAACATTAACTGGCAAGTCCAGGATGACAGCAAGGCCACTAAGCTTTGGGAGAACTGGAAGGAATTCGACGTAGTTGCTGACAAGGTAGTAAACAAGCAGGCACAATCTGTTGTTTACCAGGTTGTTGGTCGATATGCGCCGGAAGACGCCACAAAGAGCGAAACAGTTGGAAAGCTTAACCAGGTAATCAAGGATGAGCTAAACTCTGCTCTTGCCCCAAGTGGTATTCGTGTAGAGAATGTTGCAGTAATGCGTATTGATCTTTCGCCTGAACTTCAGGACCGTGTTACTAAGCAGAATGCAGCAGTGACTGATCAGCAGACCAAGAAGACTGAACAGGAAACTGCTAAGATCGAAGCTGGTACTAACGAAATCAAGCAGCGTCAACTTACTCCGCTAACATTGATGGATAAGTGCCTGGATATCGTTAACAAGTGGAATGTACAGAACAATGGTCCGATGCCCGCTGCGGGCGTTTGTGGGAACCTTAACCAGGTTCTCATCGGAGCCAAGTAATTGACAAACGTAATGCAAGCTAGTATAGTTTGCATGGGTTGGTAACTTACCCTTAAAAGTTATATGGAGGTATGGCTGAGAGGCTTAAGGCGTTGGTTTGCTAAACCAATGGAAGGTAAAAGCTCCCACAGGTTCGAATCCTGTTGCCTCCGCGCGGCGTCGGGTATACGGCGGAAGTAGTTAGACTCGGGTGTGGGCTACGCGGTTTAACAAAGTAATGATGCTAGCCTGCTAATACCCACATTTAGCAGGAGTAATGCTAGCACTAGCTGATTTACATATACCAATGCCATCTTAGCTCAGTTTGGTAGAGCAGCTCACTTGTAATGAGCAGGTCGGGGGTTCGAAGCCTCCAGGTGGCTCAAAGTCTTTACCTGCCGGTAAAGCAAATCAAGGATAAAAATGAAGCACAAGAATCACGTAATTTACTCAAATGATCAAGCTGATCTAAAGCGACTTCAAGAAGAATATGAAATGCTAGGTCGCTACTGTACGCTTGGTCAAGGTATCTTGACAGTGTTCGCACTAGATCCGAGGACTGGCAAGCGAAGGGGTTGACAAACCCTTATGGTGCATGTAGTGTAACGGTAACACAAGAGACTGTGAATCTCTTATAGGATGGGTTCAACTCCCCCCATGCACCCTCTTAAACTGGGAGGTAGCAATGCGTACAATGCGTAAGGAACTAAATATGCTAATTAATGAAGAAATTCAGCCGGGAGCAGGAATCTCCTATCTTGAACACGCTGAATCAGTTGCACGCTTTAACCTCCGTAATGTAGACTATAATGAAATTCAGTTTGCTGCTGAACGCTTGCGAGTTTTGCAGGAGTTGCAGCCTGGTGAAGAACTTAATTAAATCTGCTCAAAAGGTGCGGAGTGGCTAATCCCCTTTTGAGTCGGGCGGTAGACTAGGGAATAGTGTTTGGGTCTACTATGGTCGGGAATGGTGGGAATCCTGATCTCCAGGTTTAGCGGGGTGTAGCAGTCAGGTAGCTTACTAGTCTCATAAGCTAGTGGTCGTCGGTTCGAATCCGGCCCCCGCTACTAGAAGTAAGCTCTAGGAATAGAGGATATATGGGTTGGTTGATTGAGCGCAAGATTCGTAAGCTAATTGATCCAGTTAAGGCCGATATGGAAATCGCTGACAAGGTTCCTAAGGTCAAAAATTTGATAGATCATAAAAAGCCAGGCGGCGTGAAAGGTCTCGAAGATCTTATCCGACTTGCTAAAATTGCTAAATATGAACGTGCAATGATTAAGGATCTTCAGGATATCCTTCGGCAGTATAAACTAGATACTCCAAAGAGTCTTTGGTAACTAGATCGCCTTCTTAGTGAAAATGGCAGCACATATCCTTGGTACGGATATAGTATGGGTTCGATTCCCATAGAAGGCTCATGGCAGAAGATGCATTTGAAGTGCTTAAAAAGATGCTCAAAGAATCCCAGAATATTGCAAAAACAGGAACTCAGCAACAACTCATTAATGCGCTTACTGCAATAGAAAAATACGCACGTGCACACAATATAAATCGATTTGCCGATGAAGCTAAAAGAAAAATTGCAAGCCTACGTAAAAACCTATAGCATGGGAGTAAACCATGAATATCAGTAAGATTTCAAAGCTAATTCTTAAGGCTAGCAAGCTAAAGAATGCCGGAAAGAACGGCGAATATCTCAGTGAACTTCGTAAGATTCGTACCGAACTAGCAAAGCAAATGCGTGAGCTTGACGAAGGCATTAAGCTAGTTGATAAGAAGATCGAGGAAGCGGAGCGTCGATGACACTTTCATACTCACGAGGTTCAATTTTTGATTCTGGTGCAACAGCAATTGTAAATCCAGTAAATTGCGTTGGTGTAATGGGCGGGGGGCTAGCAAAGGCTTTTGCGAATCGATATCCAGAAATGGAACGAGATTACAATATGTATTGTGAGTCCGGTCTTCTTAGGCCGGGCATGATTCACTCCTATTATTCCAACCTAGAAGATGAACCGATTATCCTTAATCTTCCAACTAAGGACGATTGGCGTGATCCTTCTACGTATGAGTATATTAGAAATGGACTCATCGCATTAGCTACATACCTCAATCGTTTTAATATTGACAGCGTTGCTGTTCCAGCGTTAGGTTGTGGTCTCGGCGGATTGAATTGGGAAGTTGTTGATTACGAAATCAATATTCATTCTACTTTAACTCCAAATGCTAATTGGATTGTATTTCCGCCACAATGAGAAGAACACCAAAGAAGTGTGATATATGCGCTGAAGCACGTAGACTTTATTGGAGTGAGCGAGAAACACTCTGGCTGTGCTGGGAATGCTGGATTTAATTATAATTAAGGTTTTACTTAAGCCCTTCCGTGGTATACTAATGTAGCCAGAAGGAGGGTGAAAATGCCAAATTCTATTGACCCTCGGCTTATGCTCAAGGACCTCGAAGATTTAATTGTATTTAAATTTGAGCAATTGAGAGATGAGTTCCGGGAGGTGAAAAATCAAATGGCAGATCTTAATCAGAGCGTTGCAGATCTTCAAGCAGCTGTACAGGGTGTTGCTGATCGTGTAGCACAGCTAACTGGTCCACTACAGGATCAAATTGCTGAATTGCAAACAACTCTACAAGCAGAGCGTGACGCAGCAGCCGCACTAGCAGCCGCAGAAGATCAGGAAGACGTAGAGCAGAATCAGGCTCTAGCAGACGCGCGAGCAGCAACAGACGCAGCTCTAGCAAATGCACAGGCTTCCGCAGATAGTATCGAAGGTGCAGTTGACCAGCTAAACCAGGTAGCAGCACCACAGCCACCAGCAGGTGGCGGGGTTTGATAATTAGTTTGTGACGGGGTATAGCCAGAATGGCCAGCCATGTGCTAGGCTTCTTGCTGGGATGCTTAAACAACCAAATCGGTGCCCCGAACAACTGGAGCAGTGATGCATAAATCCAAGCGCAAATGGCTTTGTATAGACTGTGCTAATTGCACCAAGCTTGAGCACTACTTCGTAAAAGACTCAGTCTGGAAAGACTTGGCAGGCATGCCTGAAGCTGGTATGCTACACGTGTTGTGCCTGGAAGCCCGAATTGGGCGGAAGCTTAATAAAGAAGACTTTACCGCCGCGCACATCAATAACCCCAAAACAAATAGTATGACAGACACGCTACGATCAAGAATTTTGGGAACTTAATGGCTAGGATAAAAGATAAAGGTAGCTACTTTGAAATAAGGTATGAAGGAACTACACTTAGGGTAAATAAGAACAGCGGCCAAGTAATGGATACTAAAGCTGCTTTAATGAAAAGTGACGTTGGGATTATAGTTTCTGCACTTAGTATTAGTGGCTATAAAGAGCTAGCTGATAAAGTCGCTAATCGATATAGAGGTAAGCTTCCTGATTGACTTTATAAAGTAAAGGGGCAGGAATGGAACAACTTTGGATTGTAACTATCTATTGGAAAAGTGGTTCTAAGCCTCACGTTCATAAGCACCAAACCGCAGAACAGGTAAAACAATATGAGCGTTTGGGACTAGAAAATCGTGATGCAATTGCTAGTGTTAAGGTGAAAAAGGAACCACACCTAAAATTGTTAAATGATTAACGGCCGCGAAAGCGGCACTTGGGTCGCTAGTTTAAATGGCAAAACCGCAGACTTTTAATCTGTCAGACTCCGGGTTCGAATCCCGGGCGACCCACTTTGATGTAGTTCAATTGTGAACATCAAAATCACAATAAAATTCAAAAGAAAATATTGGGTGAACAGTGCGTGAAAGGCTGCAAGTACTTTCTTTGGTATCAATCGCATAGGCTATAGAACGGAGTTGGGTTAAACCCCCAACAGGCCAAATTGAGGAAAACAGATTGAATAGCAAGCTTAGTATTCTACTATGAGTATTTTGAAAAAATAGGTGATGGAGATCGGATCAGTGGAAGAACGCGGGCACAGCACATGCGATTAGGAGCCCGAGATGTGGGAGTCGAGCGCCACCATCAATGCCTACTTTGGAGTTAAAAATGGTTGGGCAGCGAAGCATGGTGACTAAAAAAATCACTTGTCCTAATGCTAAGTGTAAGAAAGATTTTAACGTTGAGCGCTTCGGTGTTCAGAACAAAACAATTAAGGATAAATGTCCTTTTTGCAAAACCGACGTAAAAGTTAAGTTTGACTAGGAGTCAATATGGTTGATGCTAAGTTCCGCTATCAGGTAGAAGTTAATGGTGCACGTACCGCAGATAATCGTACAGGAACCCCAGAAAAAGCTCTTAACAGGGCTAATCAATTAATTGCACGAGGCCGTGGAAAAGATAAGACTCCTGGTAAGGTTGGATGGCACATTAAAGTCATTGATCTTGCCAACGGCCGAATCCTCGGAGAATCCAGAGATGGCTCGCCTATTCGGAAGTTGAAAGCGTAATGCCTGCTGAGATTAATACACCATATTGGGTCTATGTTAATGGCGCCGCCAAGGGTAATTTTATTCGTGAAACGCAAGCACTGGCGCATGCCAAGAAAAAGATTACCGACAAGAATGAAGTAGTGGTTATTCAAATCGGCGCATTTGATCATGAAAAGCGTTTGCATGTATGGGTTAATGGCGTACAAACCGTTAAGAATGGAAAAAATACAGGAAAATGAGCCTTTTAAGGACAATTCTGAAATTCGAAAGCGCTCCATCTGATCCAGAGCTTGTTAAAAAGCTTTACAAGAAGTCAAAGAATAAGGATGATGGTGTATATAAAGGCGGGGGAGGTTCAGGTTACGGATCTGGAAGTAGCCTCGCAATACGTACTGCACTCCTTGCAGCCGCCGGTGGGGGTAATTGAAGTGGCTCTTGACAAGCCAGGACTGTCCTGTTAAGCTAGTAACACGTCAAGCGGGACGGAAAACCGCAATGGGCCTATAGTATTAATTGGATAAAACTGCTGACTCTTAATCAGTTATTCCGGGTTCGAGTCCCGGTGGGCCTACTTTAAAAAACAAGGGAGAATGCTATGGGTCGTAAGAAGGTTACAAAGCGCAAGCAAGTTCGTCGTTCAGATGGCGAAGGCGGCTTTGAACTTGTGTGGGATACTGTAACTGAATGGGTCAGTGATGATTCAAGTTCCGGTGGATCAGATTGGTCTTCAGGTAGTAGCGATTCATCAGGCTCTAGTGATTAATAACTAAAACTTAGCCCTTCGGGGTTATGCCTCTGTGGCGGAATTGTGGCAGACGCGCCTGACTTAGGATCAGGTTTCTTCGGAAGTGCAGGTTCAACTCCTGTCAGAGGTACGTAATATTATTGAAGCAGCAAGTCGACACTGTGGATTTAATATGAAAGAAAGTAGACGTAAATTGCATATAAGTCTCAATGGCAGAGCTACGGGCGTGAAGCTGGTGGTTGGTGGTTCGAATCCGCCTGCGTAATGACTGCTTTTGAGCCGGGTTGGCCGATTGGGGAGGCACCTGTTTTACACACAGGACACAGGGGGGTTCAATTCCCTCACCCGGTACAGGGAACGGCATAGCAATATGCGAAACCTAGAAGCGTTAAATAGACTGGACATAACTGCGCAGTATGGAAAGTCGCTAAGTGCGTACAGTAAGCACCGATAAATACTGTAGCTTCTAGGCAGATCTGCAAAGA